TTCTGCTTGTGGATCAGAACATTGTACAGCTTCTGGTTTAGGGTGGAAACGTTTAAAATTATTAATGACTTGATCCATTAATTCCATTGCTTTTTCATCTCCACAATATTTAGTTAATTGACCCCCTACTTCAGTATGGTAAGTTAATTTACCATCTGACCATCCACCTGCACCTAACATTCCTGTCATTACTTCTTCAGGTAATCTGTTGTATGGGTCTTTACCCATATCTATGATTTTTATTTTACCTTTGTATCCGTTATCTATAAGCTTAGTAGCTGCGTTTATGTTTGCTACTCCTGCTCCTACCATTACTGTTACCTCCATTTATTTATTTTTTTGTTTTGTTTTCAATACTATCTATTGTGTAACCTATTATTAAGAATAGTAGTACTGCTACTATTTGTATCATTGTATCGCTCATTGTTACCTTTTATTAATATACAAAAAAAAAGTGGCATCTCCAAAAGAGACGCCACAACTGTCTAAATTATTTTTTTAAAGCGACTGGCTATGAATCAGTCTGTATGTTTTAAAGTCCTGCTAGTTCTTGCCATCTAGAAACTTCTTCATTAGCTAAACCTTTTTCTTTAGTTACTTGAGCTGGTTCTGCTTCGTCCCAAGTTACACCTTTGTTTTTCTCTAATTCAGCTTCAATTCCTTCTTCAATATCATCTTCTTCATAAGTTGAACTACATGCTTCTTCTACATCTTCTTTTTCATCCTTAATACCATCTTCATATCCTTCTTCTTCAGCATCCGTACGAGCATCTTCATCTATAACTTCAGTCATTTTTCCACCTTTTTTAGTGAATTCTTTTAATAACTTTTCTTTTAATTTTTCAATTTCTTTTATAGATCTTTGCATTTCTTTAACAGCTTGTTTTGAGATAAGTTCTGATAAATTTTCATCTTCATGAACCATTGATAATCTGTTAGTTTTAGCTTCTGCCATTTCAGCTAATTTATTGATTTTAGCTTCTAATGCTACTAATGCTGATTGCTTGTCTATTTCGGCTAGTTCGGCCATGTAACCTTTGGCTTTTTTACCTTCGTTTAAGTTTTCCATTACTTTTTTATTTTAAGTTTTAAATCCGTTTGACCTTTTATAATCCTGTGGATTTGGCCCTTTGGTATAAATATATTATCTCCTTCTGTTAATGCCAAAGGTAGCTCATTGTCTCGCTGAAATTGCCATCCTTTGCCTTCTAATACTGTTACTGTTCTGTCTTCTTGGTCTGTGTGCCATATTAAAGACATTTTGTCTACATTTTTTGAAAATGTTCTTGTATTGCTTTTATCAATATAAGGGTTATTTTCTACCAAAATGTATTCATATTTGCTCCTAAACCTAATTGATCAGCATATCTAGGTAGATTACATGACCAGTATCCTGCTTTAGTTCTGTCTTTTTTATTTTTGCAGTTATGTCTAGCTGCGAATGCGTTTCTAGCTTCTTTGTTTTTTATTTTAGCTCTTAAACCACCTGAACCAAATGAAACTTTTTTAATTTTTTTAGTTTTTGGGTCTCTAACATATACGTAATATGCTTTGGATCCGCCTCGTTTTGGTTTGTTTAATTCTACGTCTTTACCTTTGAATTCAGCTTCGTCTAATGATTCTTTTTTAACATATAAATTATTATCTGAACTAAATGTATAGTCGTCTGCATTAAATCCTTTTAATTTTTTAGCTTTTTGATATTCTTCAGATGATAGTTTAGATTGTCTAAGTAGTTTATGGATTTCATTTAATGATTCTTCAAATACACCTTCAATATAACCTTGAATATTATTTTCATCCATTAAATCTTGAATATCCATTTCTAGTTGATCGTATCCATCTTCTTCTTCTGGGAAGAAGAAATAACCTTCTCTAGTGTTCCATTCAGCGTACATGCCTGAGTCTTCAATGGCATCTGATAATTTGTTAGCGTGTATTTGGTCTTTTGGTATTACGTTTAAACCACTATCACTTCTTGTATGGTCGCTGTATCCTAAATAATCTTTAAAACCTTCGTCTATCATAGGTAAATCTAAAGGTACTTTTTCACCTTCATACATTCCAAAATTACCTAAATGTGTTTCTAATATTGCTTGATCATCTTCAGATACATCTATTAATCCACGTACCCATAATTTTCTAGCTTCGTTTATTAAAGCAAAATGTTTTTCTGATCCTATTCTGTATACTGATTCGTGTAATGGTATTTTGTTTTCAACGTGGTAGGTTAAGCCTTCTGATATTGCTTTTTTAATTCTACCTTCTGTTATGATAGGTGCTTTTTTATCACATCCACCACAACCACAATTACAGTCTTTTTTCTTTGGTGGTGTTGATAATACTTCTTTTATTAGTGATCTTAGTCGTGTCATGGATATAAATATTATTTATTTTATTACCATATTAGGGTGTGGGTTATTCCATTGATAACCACTAATTGGATTTTTAACTATAGTTCCAAATAAACCTGCATCAATGGAATCTTCTAAATTTTCAATATCTACTAAAACATAATCACCTGTTTTAGAATTCATAAATAAAAATGCTCCTACATTTGTTTTTTGAGCATAAGCTTCTGCATTTAATTTAGTTAGTTTTAATTTCATTTCTGCTAAATCCTTAAAATCTGTAGGACTATTAAAATATTTTTTAGCTAATCCTTTATTAAAGAAAATACTATCTAAGGATTTTTGTATATCTTTAATTACAGAAGCAGAATTAGCACCTTTAGCAGTAGCTTTATCATAAAGATTTTTTATAGAAACATTTATAATTTTATTTTGGGGATCGTTTAGAAATTCTTCTAAATCTTCTCCTTCTAAATATTTTTCTCCTAAAAACGATAAATAATCAAAATCACTACCTCTTCCTGCTTGTTGTCCTAATCTACCACCTGTCCCTTTTACTTCTAAATTTTTTCCATTGTAATTTAAATCACCACCACCCCCTCTATTATCAATATCACTAAAGGCTAATGCTAAAAATAATTCTCCTTTACCAATAGAAGAACCCCCTGCATCTGCACCTGGTTCTATATTAATTAAATCTTGTACTAATTGGTTAGATAATCCTGTTACTTTGGATAAATTTCCTTTATCAGGAGTATTTTTAAAGGTTTTGGGTTTATATTGAAGGAATTCTTTAGCTTCTGAATCTGTTATTTTATCAATAATATAATCCATTGCTTTTTCACCAACTTTAAATGAATCTGATGTATATCCTTTATTAGTTAGAATTTTAGTTATGTCCCCTTTAAATCCTCTATTACTAATAGATTTAATATAAGCATTTAACTCATCATCACTTAATTTACTTGAACGGATAATTTTTATTAATTTATCTTCTAGCTTTTCCTCCTCCTCTTCTTGTTCAGTTAATCCAAAAGCTAATTCAAATAACATTTCTTTATCCTTAGGATTTTCTAAATCAGGATATCCTTTATCGAATTTATATGAATACTGTTTTAAAAATTTATCTAGTATATCCATAACTTATATTTCTACATCTACTGTGTCATCTATATCCACATCTATTTCTTCATCTCCACCTGTATCTATATCTTCATCAGCATCTACTGTAGCTGAGTCTTCACTTTCAGGGGCTCCATATCTTAATATACGAGCAATTGCTTCAACTGCACGTTCTTCTTCAGGAAGATTTAATAAATAGTATTTTTTACCTTCAACTTGTGCTATCCAACTTCTACCCATCCATATAAGGTAAAATTCTTGGTCGTTTCTTAAGTTGATTCTGAATGTTGTGGGTCTTGGTGCTACCCAGTCTATACCTCCTAAAAATGGATCAAAGTCCGCTGTTAGTAGAGATATTATAATTTCTTTAAGCTCAGGGAATTTCGTTAGCTCATCGTATTCGACAGCTGCTATTTCAGCTTTTTTTCTGTCTTTGATGACTTCAAAGGCTAAACCTCTAATTCGCTCTTTGAACTCTGATTTTGTCATTATCCTTTAATTTCTCTAAGAATACGTTCTGATAGATTTGCAAAATATCCTCTTAATGCTGCTTCAGCATCTTCTTTAGTATCATATTTAGCTTTCCACATTTTACCTGTTTTACCAGATAATACTCTCCAATCGTCTCCTACTTTTTTGATATTTGAACCTTTAACAACATCTTCATCTACTGGGGTTTCTTCTGTAACTGGTCCTTTTAAAGCAGATTTAATTAATTCTTGTAGTCTTGTATTTTCCATAGTTTTCTTTTTTGAGATGGCTGTGTCTTTGCACATTTCATCAAATTTAGGATCATCTTGAGCACATGCCCATTTTCTTTGTTTTTCAGAATAAACTTCTTTTACTATTGAAGTTAAACGTTCGTCTAAAGAAAATTCTTTGGCTAATTTTGATTCTTTTTGAACTAATTTAATAGCCCTACCATATGCTACTGCATCTGGGTTGTTGTATTTTTTAAGTTTGAGGGGGTTGTCTCTAAGCATACCTGAGTAGATGTCCTTATATTTGGAATCTACTTTGGTTGCTTCATCTGGAGTTAGAGCTTCTTTTATATATTTTTTTAACTCTGATTTTTTCAACTTATTAAGCTTTATCTTCAGCTACTGATGCTCTTTTGTATTCTGCTATCAGTTTTTTAATTTTTGTAGCGGCACTTCTTGCTCGGCCATGTGCTGCTTTACTTGGTTTTGAGTGTTCTAAAGACATCTCAGTCCATAACTCGGCCATTTTCATATAGATTTCATTCGAATTCATAACAATTTAATTTAAATACTTTAATAACTAACCTTACGCTGATGCTTTAACAACGTGTTTTCTTGTGAAATAAGTAATTGTATTACCAATTTGATCCATTAGTACTTCATCACCCATTGCTACAGCTTCTTCTTGAGCTTTAGTTAAAAGACCTAATACAGCTGCTGTATCAGCATCTTCACCTGGTACTTCAGTTTTAACTTCAATATCAGATTCTACTGATTCATCATCTATATCTACTTCATCTTCAACATCTATATTAACATCTTTTTCAACGTCAACATCTACATCTTCTTCATCTTCAACTTCAACATCTTCTTGTTCTTCAATAGAGTCTTCAGCTAAAATAGAAGTGATTTTTTCTTTGATCATGTTTCTAAGACCTTCTTTAGTAAGTTTTGTAGTTTCAGTTACTTCTGCTTCTTTAACTTCTTTTTTCTCGTCTTTTTCTTCTTCGGATTCATCTTTGATACCATCTAATGCTTTTTTAGCATCTTCAACAGCATCATCATATCCGTCTTCGTATCCTTCTTCTTCAGCTTCTCTACGAGCTTTGTCAGATACTTCTTTTTCTTCTTCTTTTAATAAAGTATTATTATAAAGAAAATTTCTTAAATCGAATTCGTTCATTTTTTTTGTTTTTAAAAATATTTAAATATATCGATAAATATGTGGGGAGTTGTTATCTATGCGGTTTTTTTAGTCTTTTACTAGTTGATAAACTAAATATTCTAAATAACCTGCTACATCTATACTTTCAAACCCTTCTTCTACCCATTCTTCACCTAATATCATTATTAAATCTTTTAGTTCGTTAAGATGTCTTTCATTAGCTAAACCTTCCATTCTGTTATAAGCGTCTCTGCTAATTTCATTTAAACTTTTTTCTTTAGCCATTAAAGCTTGAATAGCTTTGATTTTTTCTTTTTCTGGATGATCTTCTAAACGTTCTGCTTCTTTAGCGGCTTCCCATTCTTCAGGGCTCATACCTTCTTCTAGGTATTGATTTTTAAACCATTTACGTGCATTAAATTCACTCATAATCTTTATTTTTTTATTTAGTCTTCTTTTTTAGCTCTTTTATTATTAGAATTTTTAGCTGCAGACATCATTAATCTTTCTTCCATACGAGCTAATTTTTCTCTTAGCATTGTATTTTCTTCAATTAATTCATCAATTTTTGCTTCTAATTCTTCTATTTTTTCTTTTAAATCTAGAATAACTTCAGACATTAATTTATCTTTTAAATTAGCATCTTTAGTACGTCTTTTTTCGTTTATCTCAACTCTTTTCTTCCAGATTAACCAGATTTCTTTAATACCTAATGCACTTGTTATAGCCGTTAGGATACTCATTAATATTTCGTTTTCCATTTGTTTTTGTTAAAAGTTTTATTTTTAATTTACTTTTATTGGAAACAACCCTTTTGTACTATTATAAATATTGGGGAAAAATAGAAAAATTATGGTATTATTTTTTCTTAAGACCTTCTAAGTATTTTATACCTTCTTGAAGAGCCTCTTCAGCTCTTTCTATATTAATTCCACCATCCCATTTTTCAACTTCGCCTGATTCTGTCACAAACCCATCATTACTTTCATTCATTTTCATTTTCATGAATTGGGTATATTCTTCTATAGTTTTATCTATTTCTTTATTATGAGTTTCCTTAATATGATTTTCCCATTTGCCTTCTGTTTTAAGTTTAGTTTCTTTTTTCTTAACACAATTTAGACAAGCTCCGTGGGCTTTGAAATAATGGGGATCTAACTGATTATTCATTATTTTATTACATTCAGGGCAAAATAAAGGGACGGCTGTTTTTTTAAATTTATCTAATTTTGTAATATTTTCTTTTACACCGTCCCTTATAGTCCATTTTCGGCCATTTTCTTCCCAGATATCTCCTTCTTTATGGAATTCTTCTTTTTTAGTATAACCTATACCTTGACTCGTACGTTCACTTGATTTTCCTTTAACCAAGTTACGTAAACGTTCAACGTCTTTTTTATTGAATTCTTTTTTTAGGATATTATCTTTCATTTCCCTTGTCCTCTATATTTCTTTTTATAATTAATTGAAGACTTAAGTTTGGAGGTTTTTTTGGAATGTCTACCTGGTCTTTTTCTTTTTTTACCATTTAGATTCCCATTACCTAATGCTTTATTTCTGGCCATGCTTTTTAGTTTTTAAAAGCTAGTAAAAATTCTCTAATACCAATACCAAATGCTATACCTGCGTATAATACATCTTTGTCTATTAAAAGAAATACTCCAACTGCACCTGCAGCTGCCGCTTTAAACCATGATGAGTTTACAATTGATTTAATTTTGTTCATAATTATTATTTAGTTAAACTTATAATCCTAACTCTTTTAGCTGTTTTATAGTTGATTCAGCTGAGGTGTGTAGGATTCCTATGCCTCCCTTAGCGTTCCATTCATCAATGGTTGGCTTAAGATCATCAATAAGTATTGCATTTTCTTCTGCGTAGTCTTGTTTGTTTTTTCTAGCTGCTAAAATTAATTTAGTACCAGGAATATGTTTTTTAACCCATAATCTTTTTCCTAATCTTGAACTATTATCAAATGAAGGTGAAGATAGTAATGAATATAAGTTAGGTTTTATGTAATTATATAATTGTTCTCCATCAGGCATCCAAGGCATTCCAACCCAAAAACCAACTCCTTCACCATCTACTAGTTTCCAAAAGGCATTTAAATCGTATTTATCTCTATATTCATTGGGGGAAAGACCACCTGAATATTTTTCGAATCTTTTTTCAAAGTCTACTAATACACCATCCATATCACAATATAATGTGTATTTGGGTGGTGTTATTTCTTCTATTATTCTGTTGTATATTTCTTTAAGTTTTATCACAATTACAGTTTGGGTTAAATATACGAACTTCCTTTTGGGGAGCCAAATGTTCATTAACATTTTCTTCTGTGGAATCATCTCCTATTAGCTCTCTTGCAAATTGGTTTAGACCAAAGGGGTCTTTGTTTTTCTTTTCATTTAATACTGTATCTGTATAACCTCTAAATGCTAAATTACCATCTTGATATGCTTCAGCTTCTATAGCTGTTAAATGGTCATCCTCTTGAGTATTCGTAGTATTAATATCACCTAATGTACCCTCTAAATTTTGTCTATGGTGGATCATTTCATGTGCAAATGATCTAACTATGTCTTTTGGATGTCTACCTTCTGTATATAATACAATTTCCATTGTGTCTGGTTGGTAGTAAGCTGTTTTTCCAAAGAAATTTTCAGCATTTTCTTTATCTCCGTTTTTAAATATAACTTTAGGTAGTGGAGTAAGGTTCATGCCCTTGTTTAACATATGAGTTGTTAAATCTTTAATATATTTTTTATAGTTTATATTGTTAGAATAAGTGGCATTTTCATTTATAGGTTTAAGTGGTTCTGTTTTATTAGATGTTACTTTACTAGATTTTTCTTTTTTATTATTTAATATATCTACTATTTTATCAAAATCTTGATCTAATAAATTTTCAGGAAACATATTTCTAAAACCATCTAAATCAGTTTTAAATAATTCTCTTGCTTTAGTTCCACTTACACCTCCTGTGGTAGCTACTTCTACTGGGATTACGTTATCACTATATTTTTTTACAAATTCTGATCTTTGATTAACATCAAATTGATCTTTTTCTTCTCCTGGTCTTGATCCTATAAAAACATATACCTTATCATCTGGATGTTCTTTTAAATATTCTTTGTAGTATGTGAAAGGAGAACTTACTGGGATGATTGTAGCAGGTTTATCTATAAAACCTATGTCATTATATAAATTCCAAATTTTTACTGATTGGTCTTGGGTGAAGCCATTTCGTTTGCCCCCACCAACTAATATTTTTACTTCAGATACTTCAGGATTGTTTTTTAGACCTTGATTAACTACTTCTAAATGGCCTTTTGTAGGAGGTTTAAACCCTCCCCCAAATAAAGCTACTGCTCTTTCAGTTTCTTCATTTAAAATACTCTCTATTAAAAAATCACTTAACCCATTCATTTTAAAAATGCATTTATTGTACCTTGTGCTTCTTCTTTTGAAACTGAGGAATTAATTATGTTTTGTACTTGGTCTGATTGTAAAATGTTTTGGATTTCTTTATTTAAATCATCTTTTTGTGCCTTAGACCTTGCTAATTCTTTATCTGTTTTAGGTTTACCATCTTTAACTTTAAAAGGATCTACATATGTTTTTAATATGTTTTCTATATTTTTCATTGTTTCAGAATCGCCTGTATTTGCTACAGAAACAAAATTATTAAACATACCTTTATATAAACCAAAGTTTTTAGTTACATCTTTCCATGTGCCTAATATGGCACCAGGTAATAAACTTCTATCTTTTCCACCTGATTTTTCAAATCTTTCTTGGTTGCGTTTTAGCGACGTTTCCAGGTCAGTATAAACATATAACATAAGAACGTCATATCCTGCTTGTTTGAGCTGATCTAGCAATTTAATTGTCTGATTTTTGGATGCTGCTGTACCATCTAGTATAAATGATTCGCGATTTGCTATGGCTTGTGGTATTTGTTTGTTTTTTAATTTTTTAGAAGCAACTTGCATTGCTTTCATGAATTTACTTCTATCTTCAGCATCTGCTGCTTTTTGATTTAGAGTAAAACCCTCTATTTTAGATAAAGCTGCTATCGTATCATCTAGATTAAGTATTTTTAAACTAGATAAATCCAAATCCTTTAGAATAGAACCTTTACCTGATCCAGGGGCTCCAGCTAAAATAATTGCTTTTGGTTTACCTTGAACTTCTCTTAACAAATCAACTAATTTAATCATATGATATAAATATACGAAATTTCCCTTAGGAAACCAAGTATATACTCATTAGTCTTTTTTCTTAACTTGCGTTCTGAATTCAGTAAATATTGGGGAGTGTCTTGGATTTTCTAGATCAAATAGTTTTTTGACTGTTTGGAATATATCTATATTTTCATCTTGTGTACGTTTTGATTCATACATTTCCCAACCTTTTCCTTGAATTTTACCTTCTTTAGGTCCACGTTTGGATGATTTTAACCATAGAACTCCTACTCTATCTATTTTCTTACCAAAACACTCTTCGTAACATTTGGCATAAACAGCGGTCTGCAAATCGTAAGTTGTTTGTAAATGGTTTGATGTTTTGAAATCTATAATCCATATTTCTTCATTTATTTCACATACTAAATCGCATGTACCTGCTACTTTAAGTTCATCTGAAAATAAATGTACTTCAGCTTCTAGTAGGGTTGGGTTATATTCTTCCCAGAAATCAACAAATTTTAAAAACATTTGCCATACTGTTGGATCATATTGAGGATTGCCTGTGGGGGATAAGAAATTTAATTCTTTACCATTTAAATAATCCTCACACATTTCATGTACTTGTGTACCTTCATCTGCTGCTTTTCTAACAATATAATCAGCTGAGTATCCTACTTTTTTAAGCCAATCTTGGAAAAATTTTCCTTTGGGATAATAACTTAAAACGTAGGTTATTGAAGGGTAATATTTACCATTTCTTCTATAATATCTGGAGTCTGGTAATGTTATCTGTTTTGCATCCTCGGATATTTCTAGTATCCTGTTGTATTTTTTCTTAACATTTCTCTTTTTCATATGAGAGATAGTTTCCTCTCCATTAAGGTATATTCATCTAATGGATTGGTATTTTGAATTAGTTTGGTGAAATAAGAAAAACCTAAATCACTCGGATCTTTTCCGTCTAATTCAACAAGGTATACTTCTTTACCTTGGTTTAATAAATATTCGCAATGTTTTAATGCTTGTTTTATAGCATCTGTATCTAATGCTATGTAAATCTTTTTAACTGTTGACTGTACTATACGTTTAAGTAAACTTGATTGTATGTTTTTACCTAATAATGGTATAGCATTTCGTTTTATAGCTATAGCATCAAATGGACCTTCACATAGTACTAATGGTGAATCCCAGTTTATGAATAATTCAAAAGGAATAATATCTCTTGAATATTCTGGGTTTCTATATTTTACAAATGGGTCTTTCTCAAATGAACGACCTGTAAAATAATTTAATGAACCATTTTCATCATATGAAGGTATGATAATCATATTAGTATATCTTCCAAAATCACAATAACCTAAATTGTATTTTAAAATATCATCATCTGAGATATTTCTATTTCTTAAATAATTATATGCTCTTTTAGCTGTAATATCAGGATTGTTTAAAATGGGTTGGAATTCTTTAGGGAGTTCTACATGATTTTTTACTATAATTTCTTCTACTTCACTTCCTGTTTTAACTAATTTACCTAATTCTATAAATTTATCAGGTGAGGTTTTAATAAGTTTAAATAAACCTCTTATAGTTTTACCTTTTTTACCACAAACCCAGCAATGCCAAGGATTATGACCTTTTTTATTTTCAGTAAAATTAATTTCTAGCTTTGGTTTATGGTGGTTACAGAAAGGACAATGGTAGGATTGATTACCCCTTGCAGTCCTTTTACTTGTTCCTAAAACCGTATTAACTAGGTTAACTAGCAGTTCATTAATCATGTGTTACAATATACGAAAAGATATTTACTATTCAAAATCTTTTGTGAAAAACTTACCTAAAATATTATCGTTATAAAATTCTTCAGGTTTTATTAAAACTTGATACATAAATTGATATTGTGTCTCGTAATAAGTTAATAATTTTTTGCTTGGAGCCAACTTTATTATATAACGTTCAAATTCTTCTTTGCCATATTTTTCAATAGCTTCTTTTAAATATTTATTTGAACCATAATAGGTTTTCCAATCTGATTCTTTACTAACACGTTTGTGGGTTGGTTTTCTACCTTGTACACCCTCATACATTGCTAAATCTTTTTTAGTTACTTTTACTTTACGATTATGTATAAGTACTTTTTTACCTACATAAGCTTTTCCAGAAGCTAAATGGGTGATTTTATATACAAAACCAAAGGTATTTTGGGGGAATTGAGAATATTCGGTTATTTCTTCTCCGTTGTAAGTCCAATTCATAAATAAATTTTGGTTAATATTATAAGTCTAAGTTAACCAATATAGTAGTGTCAGTAACATTTGAACTTTGTAGGGGTTGAGATAATTTTCCTACAGCTACTAATTGATTTGAGTTATCATATAACCCTACTGTGGTTATGTATGGTTCAAAATATGAACCTGTTGCAAAATCGTATAATTTCCCTTCTTTATTTTCACAACTCCCAGATATAATTGAAGGGTTTTGGGAATAAACAAATTCGTTTGGGTTAAAAGTACATTTATATTGTGATTCATATATTGTCATTGTGCTTTCAAAAGAACAAGTAATAGTGGATAAAGTTACCATATCTGATATTCTACTTTCAGCCCAATCTGATAAAATAGCAATACCATGTTCATAAATTATATCTCCTATTTTTACTCCACCATAAAATAATCCCCCTTCTCCATCATCTGTTACATCTAAAACTCCAACTTTCCACCTAAAAGTTCCAGGTTTAATATATTCTCCAAATAAATTTGAGGGTATAGACATTATTCCTATAACATCTCCAGATCCAGTTGGGAAAGTTCTATTTGCATCTAAAGTATTAGTTAAATAATTATCATACATAGGTTGATATGCTCCACCTTCAGCTGTTATTGTTCCATCAGGATTAAATGAGGCTGTTTTAGCGGGGGAACCATTAGATCCACTTAAAAAATTAGTATAATATAATTGTCTAATAGAATTATATACTAAGTCTGAGTTTAGAATATCAATTTGACCTGTAGGATTAGATCCTGATACCCAAAGGGAAGAAGTGGAATTTGTTCCAAAATACCTATCTATACCTACATTTGAAGCAGTAATAGCACTTGCACTCTGAAAATAAAAACTTTTATTTACTTTAAATGGAGTTACTACTACATCTGATGTTGTTAATGACTTGTAAACACTCATTCATCCTAAAAATCTAATTTAACCCTTACTAATGATTCTTTTGTGAAATCTTTTAGTAATGGTCTTGATAATTTTGCTACTGCCATTAATTCATTTGCATCATTATACATACCTATTGTTGTAGGGTAAACTTGTGGATTGTTTATAAAATTACTATAAATTACCTCACCTGTTGATCCTGATATAAATGATGGATTTTCTGAATAATTAAATTCTGAGTTTCTAGCTCTAACAAATATATAATCTGATGTTATTGTTTCTTCAAAATTTAATTGAAAAGATGATCCAGATACTAAAGAATCAAATAAAGTAGCTTGATTAGTTCCATTAGTTAAATCAGCGGTAGTGTCTGAAGTAACACTTATTGAAGATGATATAGCTGTTGGATTTAATAAAATTGTTGCTATGTCTGGAAAGAATAAACCATATGAACCTGAAGCAGGTGTATATCCTCCTCCTGTTATTCCTGAACCATTTGATCCTGATACAATTTGGTATACTCTGGAGGAACCTAAAAATGTTTGTATAGTTACATCATTTGAATTATCTGTTAAATTTAATTCTCCTCCTGAACCTGATAAAGTTAAATTAAATGTACCTGGGAATAAACTTTGTTTATATCTTGCTCTGTCAGGTGATATCACCCAAAAATCTTCCATTTCTACTGCTGTACTACTGGTTACTGTAGTTCCACATAAAGAAGTTTGACCTGTTGTTCCTACACCTGTAAGAAAAACGGCATTTTCATCTTCTAAAATCATGGATCTATATTGACCATAAATTGTAGACGAAGGTGTTCTACTTGGGTATAATGAATTGAAATATTCACTACCTGATCCATGCTTATTTCCATATGCTATATCAAATTGAACGGCTGCTTCACTAAGTGTAGAAGAAGTTTGATATACTGCTAAATAATAGTTACCTGAGGTACCTGCAGCTTGTACTGAGGAGGTATAGAAAGATGTTAAGGTTGGTGCTCCTGTTGACCAAGCTATTCCTTGTACTGCGTCTGCACTTACTACAAAATCTTCAGCGTCTAATCTTTTAAAACTCATGTTTTATATATTAATTTGTTTTTGTTATCGTAACTGGTACTGTTAATCTAGCTCCACTATCTAAACCTACAAAGGTAATTGTAGTACTTAATTGAGTATTAGACCCAAATAAAGTATTGACTGTAGTTGCTCTTAAATTAATTTGAGAACCTATTACTGTTGATGATACGTTTGTACCTAATGTTGTTGTTGATGTTGTATTTTGTTCAGTTGCTGCTGTGCTTTGAATACCTACTCCATTAAAAGTAGACATTGTTCTAACATCTGCTATTGTAGCTGTGTAACCTGAAGTTTCATTTAATGAAGTATTACCTAAGTAATTTAATGTTTCAGGTGTAATAGCTAGTGAAGCTCCTTGTTTTAATGTTATTGCAGAAAAACCTAAATCTAATACAGGTAATTTAGCTGTACCTCTTGGTAGAGTAGCTAATTTATACTTCATGATTTGAGATTCATCTGGAAATGCTTCTAATAAAGGCATGTTTTCAATTGCTTCACCATAAAAAGCAGAACCAGAAGCATGGTTAGGATTATAAAGTGTGTAATCTATTTCATCATCTGCTAATGCGAATTGTGTAATTCTAAAAGAACCATCATTTTTTGCTAGTAACTCTCTACCTTTTTTCGTTAAGATAGCATCAACTGTTACAACTTGATTGTTTAAATATCCCATTTGTGTTTAATTATATGTTATAAATATATGTATTATTAATTTTTTTATCACGTTATTTTTTTATTGTTTATTAGATCCGTATGTTTTTGTTATATCTTCAAAATTATCGGTAATTTCTTGTGTTGCGTATTTACTTGTAAAAGCTCCAGCACTAACTCCCCCTGTTATTGAATCTTGCACCATTACAAACTCGTTGTCTCCTGCTGCTCTAGCTTTCCAAATAAAACATCCTAAATCTCCTGCTCCTATTCTACATGAAAGGGATTTTGTTACCCCAGTATCCCAGGATCCAGTATAAAAAGCTCCTTGTGAAATTACTGCATTCATATCCATATTATCTTTTAATAATAGATAAGTATCAAAAGGAGTACCTGATGTTCCTGAGGATTGAGCTATTCCCACAATTTCTACTACTCCTTTTTGTCCAAGTGGGCTAGTGTTATAATGCAATGGAACAAGATTACTACTATCAAAGCCTTCTTCTAAATCTAAATAAAAAGTGGCAAAATATCTTTCTCCATTATTTAACTGTTCTGCTAAAGGAGTAAATGAAGCAGTTACATATGTTGATACTGGGTAAGATCCTGTTATTAGAAGGGATTGGGGAGGGAATGCCATACCCACCTCATAATCTTTATTAATTAGATTTATGGATTTATTATCAAAAAAACGTATATAAGAAGCTGTGGTTGGTACTCCACTGTTTAAGAAGGGATAAGATGAAACACCATTATATTCTATAGTTGATAAATATCCAGAACCATAAGTACTTGATCCATGTGCTGATGAAGTTACTACAAATGTAGATTTAGTTGGAACCCCATATTCTGTTGTTAGGATTCTTGTTGTAGAAGGTAAAGTAGGGGAAGATCCTGGTGTAGAACTACCATAAAGATTCATTGATATTTCATGGTTTAATGGGTTGTTGGAATTTAACTTATAATAGTAATCACTTACACTTTGTGATAATGAAGCACTTCTACCCCATTCACTAGAAAGAGAATATAAAGAAGATTGTATACTATTAGGGATTAAAATTTCTTTAAGTCCTTCACTTGGGTTAATAGTTCTAACTGAACTTGTAGAATTTACTTGGAGCAATTTACCCATTTTTACTGCCCCCCACCCTAAAATTTCAGGTGTAGTACCTCCCCCCCAATTAAATTCATATATAGTTGTATCTAAAGATTCAACTGATGGTGTTTGTCCAAATGTTCCTATATTGATAGGATCTCCAAAATCTGTTCCTCTAGCTAAGGGGTTATATATATTAAAATCACTAGATTGATTTTTAGAACCTACATATCTATTGTTTATTTGTGAAGGTGAAGTATAATATGATTCAGGTACTGTTGCTCTTGTGGCATTATCTGTTAATACTACAGAATAGTTAACAGGTACTGTTTGAGAAGTATCATAATCTAAATCTTGTAAATAAGGATTTGACCTTGCATTTTCAACTTCCCCTAATAAAACATCACAATCTGTGTTTTGGAATTTTGTTAATGTAAAAGGTTCTAACCCTACACTCGCTGAGTATGAAGAAGATAGATAAGGTTCTATTTTTACTAAAGAAAAAGTTAAATCTAAAGAAGCTGTTAAAGGAAAAGCATCTGTGGTATATATCCCAAATCTATAACCTGTTGTAACCGGGAATTGTGAATCATAATTTGAAACCTTAAGGGAAAAATTTCCAGTTGGAGATCCTGAAGGAGTAATTTCTATAGGAGTATTACTTTGGTTTGGGTAAATCCCCGCATAGAGTTCTGAGCCCCCAGTTACTGTTATAGATCCTGAAACTTCTATATCATATGAAGCAGGACCTGCAGCTAAAGATGAAGATGGGTTTTGGGTGTAAGTATTTATATTAATTTCTCCTGTTGTGGAGTTGTAAAAATTATAGGGATTAGTATTAATGGAAGTAATAGGTGCATAAGTTGCTTCTGTAAATACACCTCCACCTGGGGAGAAAAATTCACCTTTATTTTCAAGAGACCCTGTCATATCAATTTCTATAGTATGTAATGAAGATGATGTAGGTTCTGGGTATGAAGAGGGTCTAGTTACCTGATAAAGGGTATAATTGGATGTTATTGATATTAATTTTAATATATTATAAGTAAGTGGAGATGAATTATATACAATTGTGATATGTGAAAGATTTGTTGTAGCATTTGATATATCTATCCCATTTTTATCAAAATTTGAAATTTTAATAAATTCACATTCAGTTGAAGGTATTTGGTTATAATACTGGTTTTCTGAGTTTGGGAAAACACTACCACTTTTCATTTTAGTGACAGAAATATTACCTTGAAGAGGAATATTTTTATTTGATAAAAAAGTATCTATATCGTACGCATTATCACCTGGAGCACTATACCAAGGAACTTCTCCAAAACCCCCAACACCATATGATAATCCATATAACCTTACATTATACTCAACTTTTGGTAAAACTTGAATATTTTTAACCCCATTACATTCTTCATTTAATTCTCCATTTGTAACTAGTATAACAGATCCTGAAAATTCACCATCATAGAATTCATCTTGGTTATCATGTAATTTACTTACTGAGCCTGATAAATTTGTAAAAGTTTCACTCCAGCTTTGAGTTATATCATATCTATTATCAGGACCATTACCATCGACACCATAAGGAGAAGTATTTAACCCATTAAAAACATTAAATACACCTCCTGCTCCTCCTGATATAGCGACCATATCGATAGAACCTGTGTGTATCTTATTTTCGTATGATACTTGTGGTTGTGGATACTTATTTCTTTCTAGTAAATGTTGTTTTACTACTAAACCTGATGCTAAACTTGTTCTTACAGGTATAAAATCTTTGATCATTTTAAATAATGAATTATCAAAGAATTTTATTAATCTAACAAAATCAGTTAAATCGTAATTTTTTATATATTTTTCAAAATATTCTTCACTTAAAGCATTTAAATCAGGATATATTTGAGCTGAGGATGATCTTTGTCTTGGGTCACCTATATAGTCTCCAATATTAAAATATCCTATTTGAGATATAATATCATCATTAATTTGGTTTTGTGGTGAAAATGCTACTTCTAAATAATTAATACTATCTGTGTATGAAGCACTTGCTTCTACTGTTTGGGATAAACTTCTAATAGGTGATAATACATTTCCTGATGGTATAGTAGAATCTTCGTATCTAATTTTATCCGTAATTCTATTTTTTATGCCTGCCGGGAATTGGTCTAAGAAGTAATATTCTGTATTAGGGTTATATGAAGGGGTTGATCCGAATGTATAATTACTATCACTAGAAAAAGATGAAGTTGTAGTCCAAGATCCTGTTACTTTAGGATGAATGGAAGATGTTGTTGTTATATCTAATTCACTTCCTAAAGCTGCTCTAAATATTAATTGATTTGGTGAAGAATTAATACCATTACCCTCAATAGATAATGGGTTCATTGTGTAATCCTTAAATACACTTTCACTTAAAATTGTAGTATAATATCTTATTTCTTGTAAAGATCCGGAAAATGCTTCATGAGTAGAAGAAGTTGCGTAATAAGCCAAAAAACCTGAATTCCAGAAGGTTTGAGTAACTGAGGATGAGGAAAAATATCCTATAGAAGTACCATCATTTCCATTATATATTTTATTAGCAGCATATAAATCATACCCATTTGAACTACCACTTGTTATCATCACTGACCACCAACCTTCATCAAAAAATGGTAAATATACGCTAGCTGAATCACCTGCAGTAACATCTGGGATCCATTTTAGGTTAGCATATTGGTAATATGGATCTTTAATTGAACCACTATATGAACCACTAGTATTAACTATTGAACCAGAATCAAATCCTGAACCTGAATATTCTAATATTAGGTCTGATGTAAGGTTACCTCCTGCATTATATAAACTAAATATAGATTGAGAAAGATTAGTAGGTGGGAATTTTTCTGCTTTAAATCTTAATTCTAATGTAGAGGGTTTATTATTAGGTGAATTAAAATCTGCGTTTATTGGCCAAGGAGTTCTAATATAATTAGTACCATCTGCTTTCCATGCATAATTAAATTTATTGAAGTAATAATCCCAATCATTTTCGTTTACTTTATCTTTACCTCCGAATTCAGATATTTTAAGTATAGTATCTGGAATACCATAAGAAGTAATTAAAGCTCTTAAGCCTGGTATTGTACCTTTAGTATTAAGTAAATAGGGTATGTTGTGGTAAATTCTTTTATATAATGACTTATTTGTGTCATCCATTGATATAACATCATTAGATGCTGAGATCATTGTGTCTACTAACTCATAACCTGAAGGAACTGGTGTAGATCCTGTAATATTTGGGAAGGGAAATAAACTACCACTTGGAGTTAATCCTAAAAATGCTGTATATAATTCTGAATTGGAAAAGTTGTTTTGGTATAATTTTAATCCAAAATCTTTTATTGCGTCTGCTACTAAATCTTTTGATATACCAAAATCTAATCTATTATCAGCATTGTATTTTTGAGTAACATCTTTAGTATATAACCAAACATTATCATAATATTGAGCAACCATATCAACAAAAAGTTCATATTGTTGGTTAGCTGCATCTTCTCTTAAATATTCTGGGATTGATTTAAGTAATTGGTTATTATTCTCATTATCATAATTAGAAGCAGATAATATCATACCTCCATAATAAGCACTAACTTCATTATCACTCCCTAGCCAGTTTACAACAGCTGCACTTCCTGTTTTGGCTAACAAATAAGGAGGTTCAGTTGTTGTTTTAGGCCAGGTTTGATCAGAACCACTTGTGTAATATAAAAACCTATCATAACCATCAAAATTTTTGATGATTTCTGAAATTTTATTTTGTAGAATTAAAGTTGATGTGGCTGATGATGTTGTTGTAAACAAATCGAAAATTGAAGCTGAGTATCCTTCAATTAAGCTTGCTTTATAATAAAAATTTTCTAATCTTGTTTTTCCTGAACTAAAATGAATAAAATCTGAAAAATCTGTATAATCAACACTTATATTTATTGATTTTTCATTTAATAAACTTTCTACATGATCTAATGAACTTGTAGGAGCCCCTAATAAAATATCATTTTCTGAGAGGTTTTGGGAAGAATTATTTACCTGTCCCTTTATAGGAATATTAAAGTTAGGACCTTGAAGAGGGGTAGAATCTATTATAAAAACAGGTTCAACAGGGTATGATATTTGGAATGCCTCGGGTTCATTTAATTGAGTTACAATCCAGGATTGGGCCTTTAAGTTAAATTGGGGAGGTAAGGGTTCATATAATTTAACTAATATTTGGGGGTTATTAGTTGTTTCATTTTGGATTTTAATATTATTAGCTATAACTAATTGATTATCTCCAAAATTAAGGTAAAAGTCAACAAAATAAGTAGAATTTTCTCTAAATTCAATAAAATTGTTAGTTTGTTCAATTATATCTAAATTAGATAAAGATGTACTATCTAATAAAATTTCAGTTCTATCTGAGGAAATTTCCTTAATGAATAAAGTTGAAAAATTATCACCTATTCTTTTAGTTAAAAAATTATAATAAGCCACATATTCACCAACATCAAAACCTGCAGCTATGGTATCTTCCTCTGGATTTATATTAAATTGGGAAATTAGAGGGTCTGTGCCTGGAGATTGGGAATTTGAATCTAAATTATAATTGTTAAAATTGTAGGTAGAATATAAAGGTGTTTTAGTATTATCATATATTATAAGTTCAATACAACTAGAAGAAGTTAAAAATGTATCTACTTCAAAAGTAGGTATAAGAGCCTCATCATTACTTTCATAAAATTGAAATACATAATCTTTATAATCTATCTGATTTACTGCCATTATGATTGAGGTGTTTGTGGTTCAACTGATTGTTGTTGAGCTTCTAAAAGTTCTTGTCTTAATTGAGCTATCTCATTTTGAAGTGCTTCTATTAATTCATCATTTTCATTAAAATTAATATATTCTCCACTAGTTTTAACTAAAAAAGCATGTGAATTTACATTACCTATTTCGGGGATTTGATAAAAAAGATCATTATACATTTGAAAAAATTCCTCAATTGTAGGCTGTTCATCTATTTGTTCTTGAACAGATTTTACTCCTAATTGGGTAAATTTTGTATTGATTGTTTTTTCGTAATCTTTTTTGTTGAAAACCCCTTTATTTAAATTTACTCTTGCCATTAAAATCCATTTACAACTTTAAAATAATAACTATCATCTAAAACCATTGTAGAATCATTTATAGTAGTTTTTACTAAAATCTTATAATATCTTTCCGGTTCTAACCCATTCATATATAAATCAAGATAATTTCCTTGAGAATCCGAGCTTAATTTTGTATAAGTAGTGTCGAAATTAATAACAAATTCATTAGTATCCAAATCTTTTACAGCATAATATGAAGCAGTTGGTAAATAACTTACTCCTGTAAATTGAGAAGCTGTGGTCCAAACTCTAATTGGGTATTTATCTGCTACATTAAATCTAAATCTATGAACGGATTCAGGTAAAAATTCTCCTGGGTTTTCAGCTAATGAGGAAACTATATTAGTTGTAGTAAGTATACTTGCTGTAGCTGACCCTGTTAAAACACTTGAATAATCATCCCATTTAAATTCTAATTCAGGAGGGTATATTGTATTAGTGTCAACACTATAAAATTGCATTACAGGTTGGATTTGAGTGCTTGTACTAAATTCTACTGAGTTTTCCCATTTTATAATAAAACCATTGTTATCCATAGAACCACTATACCAACGTGATACTACTTCTTTAGCATTAATACTTAAATCTTTTGTAGATCTTGTATCAAATGATTGAGTTACTCTAAAACTTGTACTACCTGTTTCATATAACCAAGATCCCCCTCCTGCTCCTACTGAGTTTGAATCATAGGATCCTGTTACCTTATTATTATATGCATCTAATCCACTTGAAGACCAAGCTACTGATCCTTTAAAATTTGGAGTATACCATGCTGCCCCATCTGTTGTTTGTGGTACATCTAAAAACATTCCTGTTCCATTATACCAAGATTGAGCTAGGGGGTATACTTCTAAATCTGTTGATTCAACTATTCCTTGTGCTGTTGCTATATAAGATTTTAAATCTACATCCCATTGGGCCCCATTAATTTTTTCATTTATAACACTTTCAATTTCATCCTGTGAAAATGCTGTTAGAAATCTAGATACTTGAGGGAGAGTATCTATAGCTATATTTAAGTTTGTAATTGAAGTAATAGCATCTATCCCTGTATTCATATCAGGGTATAATGAATATAGGGTTGTGTCTTTATATGGAAATAATTTGTAAACTGCCATGATTTAATTTTATAATGGTACTACTCTACCTTTAATATCTTGTTGAGGGTATTTAATTTCAAATATAGAAGGATCTAAACTTGGATATATTACTTGGTTTTGGGTTGCTCCATCTATATCATATGAATATTCTGAATAGCCTGAAGATGTTCCTGCTTTATTTGAAAATAAAATATTTTTTACGGTTTGAACCCCTTCTATTCTATCTAATCTAATATATAAATCTCTAATTAAAATAGGTTGATTCATTTGCCAATTATCAATATTAAAATATTCTTGTAATGAATCTATACAATCTAATATTACTTGACTATTAATAAAATTTGGTAATACTACTATTTCAAAATCTATACCTATGTTTATTATAAAAGCATCTTTTATTTCAATATTATCCCCTATCATTCTATATTGATTCAGGTAAGTTCTTAAATTTTTCTTTAAGGTAGTTGATGCTGGGGATAATTGGCCTGCGGAATTTTGAGATAAAATAAACATATTTAAAGATTCTATTGTAGAAACTTGTTCATCTGTTAATTTTGGTTTTTCAATATATGTTTTAGTTACTATACCATATTCTCCAGGCATACTTAACGCTCTAACCATATAATCATCTAATGTAACAGTTCTTTGTTGGGTTGCTATTTGCATTAAAGTATTTTGCCTAATTTCTTCATCTGTATCTCCTGCTCTACCTCCATCTGCTGCTTTTGTATTGTTTGCAGCTATTGAACTAAAAACATAATTAGCTGTAGTTGCATTAAGATTGGTTTTATTAAAATATGTGTTATTAGAATTAATGGAAGTAATAGTCCCCACAGGAACATTGGATTCAACCCCTCCTCCTGTTAAATATCTTACAGTTAAAGTAGTACTTGAGGGTGAAATACCATAAGTATTAGTAAATAAAAAATTAGTAGGTGAATATGCTGTTGTAAGTTTATCTTGTTCAAATGGTAAACCTATACCTACATTATCAGGGTTAGGTGTAATTTCTTCATCTATATCATTTGGATTACCAGCTCCAAATTGAATTTGTAAATTAGTTTCAGATGTTAAACGAGTTGCAAATCGTCTTTGTACTTTTTTTAATTTAAGTAAAAATGGTATTTCATTTTCATCTGTTGCATTAGGATCATGAATGTTAGTATTTTTAATATTATCATAAACCATTTCTTGACCCAAATAATCTACTTCATACCAAGTATTACCATCACTATCTACTATGTCTAATATTCCTATTATATTTTGAGCTTGAATATCAATAGTTTGGAATTGTTCAGGGGCCCCAAATGAAAAAGTTTGTGTTTGTATGTTAGCTGAAATGGCATTTCTGGTTTTCTTAAAAAGATAGTATTGGGGGGTTGTTCCTGCTACTTGGTATATCGAAATTTCAGTTGGGTCTAATGAGCTTGAGAATGAAAAATCACATTTATCTTCCATTAAAAATGAAATAGCACTATTAGAATTTGAACCTACTGTTGAGTTTTCCCCTATAGTTAAAGCATAATCAAAATCAGGTACTATACTTCCTCCAACATTTTTAGCTGGGACTTGTTGATATAGTTCTATATCTACTTGAGCTGCACCTGTTGCTTTTGGTTTATAACCAAACATATAAGCTAATTCATATAGGTTGTTTGTTTGTCTAGCAAACTGAGTGAAAGTTTCTTGTAATTGGTTATCTAAATAAAAAGACATTACATCACTTACATAAGCTGCTTGTTCCATAAACATCATACCTGGTGATGTAGGAGAAAAATCATTATAAGTGTTAGGGAAATAAGTTTGAGAAAACTCTATTAACCTAGCCCTAATGTCTGAAAAGTCTCTATCTAAATATTTTATATCTCTATTTATTGGTGTTGCCATTATGCAAAATCTATTGCTAGTGTATCATTAATATTAGTATTAATTACACTATAGGTTAATGATACTGTAATTGTGTTTGTATCTTCTTGTCTAAGTATTTCTAATTCACCTACAGATACATTAGGGAAAAAATTATTTAAATCACTTTGAATCCTTTCTTCTAAAAAATCTAAATTATCTGTTGTTATTTGTTCAAAAATAAATGCTCTTAATCCTCCTCCAAATGTTGGGTTAAGTGGTCTTTCTCCGGGATTGGTTAAGAAATAATTGATTAAGTTATTTTTAATAGCAGCTGATGTAGTATAATTAGATCTAAATACACCAGGAGCATTAAAAGGTATATCTACCCCTACGGCTGCACTTTTGTTAAAGTCAATTGGATATATTTGTTGTGCCCCAAATGCCATTATCTATTTGTCATTAATCCCATTATTTGATCCATTCCTACTTCTCCTGCGGGTAATTGACCATTTGGGGAAGTTGTATCTACTGTACCTCTTGGATTAAATGTTTGTGCGTCTTTACTTGTTAAATTTAATTTTGTTTCACCAATAATATCTAAATAAGATTGTCTCCTATCTGCTTGTGATACAGGTGGTGGTGTAGTTGAAGTAATAGTTTTACTTTCTTGAATTGGTTGTGGGGTTTGAACTTTAGGCGCTTTAACTGCTTCTAATAAAACCTCTTTTAATTCTTCTTGTATTGCTTCTCTAACTGCTTCTTTTATTAACTTTTTAAGTGCTTCGGTTTTCATATACTGTTTTTTATAAATATAATATTATTCGGCTTTTAAATCATTTTGTTTAATATAAAATACTAATTCATCGATTAATATTTGATCATTTGAAGAAAATGAAGGTTCTCCCTTAAGCATAATTATTCCTGCTTTATTTTTAGCTATTGCTCTTCTTCTTTTAAGGTCAAATTCAGTTTTACCATCTTCAGTTATAACCCCCATATCAAATCCATTTACATTTGTAACTACAGGGGATAATTGTTCTGCTTGTTTTTTAGTTGCTTCTAGTAAATCGTTGCTAATTTGTTGTTGAATAGCTAAATCCGCATCTGGGTTAAAATCTAAAAAGTCTTGGATACACCCATTTAATAAAGTATCTAACAAAGCTAAATATTGTAATATTTTTTCAATTATTTGAATTAATATATTTAATACCATCAAGGTTGAACCTGTTATTAGTTTGAATTTTTTTATTTGTCTTTTTATTTCTTCTACAATATTAGATGTAATTGAAGGTTGGGGTGATGCAATTGTTGAAGGAATTGCTGTTAATGCCTGTAGTGTAATTACAACAACTTCAGAAGCTACTAAAACTTTATCAACTATTGAAACCCCTAACTCAACTTTTTGTAGAGCATTGTACATTTTATTTAAAGCCCTAGTTAAATTGTTTTTTCTTTCTATTAATTCATTTAATTTTGCTAAACTATCCCCCGATTCACTTGGATCTATAGGACACGTAGCATTCATATCTTCATAGGGTTTACCTAAAACTGATTGAATATTTGTAATTCCAAATTCTCCTATCATAACTAATACTGAAGGGAGTAATCTAGTCTTTGCTTCTAATATAATCCTATTTAATGCTTTTTGAACAGCCATTTCAGGGGACATTTTAGATAATTCAATGGCCTTCATTTGGGGTTCAGTTAGGGGTGTTTCTTCTAAAATAGTTTGTTGTAACTCTAATTTATTAGATAATAAGTTTATAACCCCCATTGTTGATTTAATTTTCCCATCTAAAGTAAAAGGAGATAAATTACTTTTTTGTCCATAACCTTTTGCTGAAATATTTAGAGTAAATTCAGGGGATGGAGGTAAATTAATTAATTCTACTCCAAATATTTTTTCTTTTTGAATAGATTTTCTTGCTTGAATTTGCAAATCAGGAGATAATTGTTGTATTGCAAGTTCTCTATTTTCTTCCCAATCTTCTAAGCTATCAAACATTAGGTTATTAGGGTCATATTGATTATATATTTCAAACTCACCCTCAAATTGAAAAGAACCTGAATTTAAATTCTTTGGTGGTACTAGGTTTGATTTTTTATAATAACCATTTAATATAAAAGAACCATCTTCTTGGGATTTTGTTGAGCTTGGGTTTTTAGTATTATCTTTAATAAGAGCTTCTGAGATTTCTAATTGTGTTGATTGGTCTACTATTATTCCTGTTATTTGATATCTAACTCCATTTTCAACCCCTATTTTAAGTTCACCTACATCTACACTTTCATTTCCAGCAAAATCACTTAATTCATCTAACCATTTTTGACCTTTTTTTAGAAGATCATTTTTTAAAATATCAAAATTAGCTTCATCTATAAAATCTGTATAAATAAAATAATTCCCTTTTTCATTAGTATCAACATAAATGTCATCTGGGAAGTTTGTTAAGTATAATTCTCCTCCATATCCTTCTTCTTGTTGGGTGAAGATTATTTCCCCATCAATAGTACTATTAGTAGTATAAACAACATAAGTAGGTTCATCTAAAACTTTAGTTGTAATAGGTTCCTCTACAACACCATCAGGATAAATACTTCTAATTCTTTCTCCAGCATAAGTTAAAGCTGCAAAATGGTTATCTCCTGTTGGTGTGGATGTAGATCCTGGAATTCCTTTTCCTCTATTAAAAACAGGACCTGTTTGAAAGT